AGAGTGGCAAGCCGTCCTCAAAGACGGGCGAGAGATATTTACCGGAGGCAGCGATAAAGTCACTGACACCGGCGGAGTACGCAGCAACGACGAAGGCAAAACGGGCAGGCAAGAAAGCTGGCAAGCAATTCGTCGCGCAACCAAAACGTATAGCCCAGAAGACCGCGAGGTTTAGATAAATGGCTGAGACTACAACCACAACGAGCTTTAATCCAACGCTCAACGATCTTATTGAAGAGGCGTTTGAGCGTTGCGGCCTTGAGCTGCGTAGTGGGTATGACTTCCGCACTGCCCGTCGCAGCCTGAATTTCTTGCTGACTGAGTGGGCTAATCGCGGCATCAACCTGTGGACGATCGAGCAAGGTCAGATTATTTTGACGCAAGGGACAGTTACTTATGATCTACCTATCGATACCGTTGATCTGCTTGAGCATGTTATTCGTACTTACCCTGGCTCTACTGCCAACCAGACTGATATCAACATTAACCGGATCTCGGTATCCACTTACTCCACTATCCCAAACAAACTGACGCAGGGGCGCCCGATTCAGGTATGGGTCAATCGCCAGAGCGGTCAGACAACGGATGGTGAGATAGCGTACCCACAGATTAATGTGTGGCCAGCGCCGGATCAGGGTACTCAGCAGTCTCCGTACTACTACTTTGTCTACTGGCGTTTGCGAAGGATGTTTGATGCCGGCAACGGCGCGAACGTGGAAGATATTCCATTTCGCTTCCAGAACTGTTTGGTAGCTGGCTTGGCGTATATGCTGGCCATGAAGTTGCCGAATGCGTTCGAGCGCTTGCAGATGCTGAAGGCGCAGTATGACGAGGCGTGGGAGTTGGCAGCTGGAGAAGATCGTGAGAAGGCGCCGGATCGTTTAGTGCCACGGATGATTACTTACAGGTGATGTATGCCAAGTAAGTACGCATCCGGCAAAAAGTCGATTGCAGAGTGTGATCGATGTGGGTTTAGATATTTGCTAAAAGAGTTAAAGACGCTGACAATCAAGACGAAAAACGTCAGGATTAAGGTGTGCAAGACGTGTTGGGAGCCTGATCAGCCGCAGTTGAGCCTGGGTCTTTACCCGGTCAACGATCCACAAGCTGTACGGGAGCCAAGGCCGGATGTGAGTTATATCCAGTCTGGTTATAGTGGATTGCAGACCAAGTTTAATACTGGACCTGCGGAAGATGAGACGGGGTATCCAGAGGGCGGTAGCAGGATTATTCAGTGGGGCTGGAATCCTGTTGGCGGCGCAAGGGCAAACGATGCGGGATTAACGCCAAACTATTTGGCAGCGCCTGGAGTGGTAAACAACGTAACGGTATTAACAACGTAGGAGTTCAAAATGGATACGAGCAAGATGAAGTCTATTGCTTCCAAGGCGGTCAAAACCCATGAGAAGCGCATGCACAACATGGCAAAAGGTGGCGTAACTGGTGAAGCCATGAAAAAATACGGTCGCAACATGGCGCGCGCGATGAATCAGCGCACATCTGGAAGGGGTCGATAATGGCTAAGTTTTCCCAAAAGGTAAAAGGCAAAGAGGTTGGTCCTGCATCCACGTACGCCCAGCCGCATACGATGGAAGGCAGCGCGACGAACGTTAATGCCTACAGCGGGTATACGCCTGGTGCCAAAGTATTGGACCAGATTAACCCGTCGATTGGCGGTATTAGCAAAGGCAACTACAAGCCGATTAATCCATACGGTGTTGGTGAGATGCGTGGCTATGGAGCCGCAACCAAAGGTCGCAAGATCAGTGGCAAGATGGGGTAATCTGTGACTTACACAGAACTTGTTAACGCTGTAAAGGCGTACACCGAAAACTACGACGCTGATTTTGAAGCGTATATCGACACGTTTATCCGCCAGACGGAGACGCGGGTATACAACTCAGTTCAGATTCCTGCTCTTCGCCGAAATGTCACGGGGTTGTTGACGGCAGACAATAAGTATCTGTCGGCGCCTAGCGACTTCCTAGCGGTCTATTCTATGGCTGTAATTGATGGCGATGACCAGTATCACTACTTGTTGGACAAGGATGTGAACTTTATCCGCGAGGCTTACCCAACGCCAACGGACACTGGGCTGCCTCTGTATTACGGCATCTTTGGACCAACGGTGGTAAACAGCGTCATTACCAATGAGTTGACTTTTATCTTGGGTCCAACGCCTGATGATGCGTACGAAATAGAGATGCACTATTACTATTACCCTGAGTCTATTGTTGATGCCGCGAGCGGAACGACATGGCTTGGGGATAACTTTGATCCAATTCTTCTTTATGGTTCTCTGCGTGAGGCGTATCTGTTCATGAAGGGTGAGACAGATATTATTCAAAACGTTGAGGCCAAGTACAACGAAGCTATGGGTCAGCTGAAACGTCTGGGCGATGGTCTTGAGCGGCAGGATGCTTATCGCTCTGGCCAGGTTAGGGTCAAGGTGACGTAATGGCAATCCGTCAAGGATTAACCACTAGCTTTAAAGAGCAGATTTTGCTGGGTCAGCACAATCTGGAAACGAATACTTTAAAGATAGCGTTGTACACCGCGCTTGCAACGTTGGATGAGACCACTACGGTTTATTCGACTACAAATGAAATTACTGGCACTGGCTATTCAGCTGGCGGGAAAACGCTGACCGGAGTATCGGTATCAACATTAGGTTTAATTGCGTATGTAAACTTTGATGACGTTGAGTGGGATCCCGCATCGTTCACTGCTAGAGGCGCGTTAATTTACAACTCAAGCGTTGGGAATAAATCCATAGCTGTTTTGGATTTTGGATCTGACAAGCGCACGACAACAAAATTTACGATTCAATTCCCGCCAGATACGGCGTCATCGGCAGTTATTCGTATAACGTAAGGAGTTATCATGCAAACAGAATTGGCAAAAGCAAACGACATCGTGACTACCACGGTGACGCGCAATGGATCAACTGCCGATATGGCACATGCAGGCGGCGTGTTTCACTTTGAATGCTATGACATGAATGGCAATTTTAAGTGGGAAGACAGTTGCCACAACTTGGTAGTCAATGTTGGCTTAAAGTTTATCAACGACACTGTACTGACCGGATCCGGCTACACAGCGGCGTGGTATGTGGGCTTAATCACTGGCCCGGCGGCTAATACCACAATCAGCGCTACAGATACACTGGCATCTCACGGCGCTACTGGATCGGGTGGCTGGACAGAAGATACGAATTACTCAGGCAGCAGGCCAGCAATTACTTTTGGCGCGGCTACTACAGCCAATCCAGCGGTATCAACTAACGGCACAGCTGTGCAATTTACGATGAATGGCACTACGACAGTTGCGGGCGCATTCTTAGCAAATGTTGCATCTGGCACGTCAGGTACGCTGTTGTGCGCATCTGACTTTCAGGCGCCAGGCGATCGTTCAGTTGTAAGTGGTGATGTGTTGAATGTGACGTACACATTTAACATGGCCGCTTAATAAGGAGTAGATCATGGCATTTAAAAAGGGCGATGTAGTTCGTGCGAAAGTAACAGTGCCACAAGGTCCTGTTGTAAAAATGCGCATGGATGATGATGGCAATATTGAGTATTTAGTGGAATGGTCTGATGGCGGCGTAACACATCAGCGTTGGTTTGCAGAAGATCAGATTGAGGTTGGGGGCTAATAATGCCGGATGGTGGCTGGGGTTCTGGCACATGGGGACAAGCTGGCTGGGGTTGTTCTGTTTACGACAACGCGGCTTCGGATTCTTCTACTGCAACAGATTCCACGTCATCTGACCTTATTTTTTCTAGGTCTGTATCTGAAACTGCAACGACATCAGATGTTGTTATTGCTGGTGCAGTATTAGCATCAGCCGTGTCAGAAACATCAACAGCAAGCGAATCTTGTTCGTCTGCTGTTTTGTTATACGCAGCTGCATCTGATACTGCTAATGTGTCTGAAACAGCATCTGCATTAGTTGATTTAGGGTGCGCTATATCAGAATCGGCTACAGTAAGTGATTCTGTGGTAGCAAATCAGCAATATGAATCGGCGGTATCTGAGTCTGTTTTGGCATCGGATGCAGTTTTAGCGACGGCGGAGCTTGCCGCAAGTGTATCTGAAACGGCAACGGCCACTGATAATGCTATTGGAGGACTTCTTTATTTAGCAGATGTAGAAGAAACATCTACAGCAAGTGACGAAGTAAGTTCTATTAGTGTTATTTCTGCGGCGATTGAAGAAACGGCTACGGCATCAGAAAGTGCAAATGCGTTAGTAGAATTTATGGCGTTGATTTTGGAATCGGCGTCAGCGCAAGACCAGTCAGAAAGTTTGGTGGATTTTGCAGTATCAATTTCAGAGTCTGTTGCTGCGTCAGATAGTTGCTCAACGGCTGCATCTTTTATTGCAAATATCATAGAAAATGCCACAGCTTCAGACGCTATAACAAGGCGCCTGCTGTGGGAGTTGATTGATGACAACCAAACCATCAACTGGCAAAATGTTGCTAACAATCAGACAACAACATGGAATGATGTTGCTGACAATCAAAATGTAAATTGGCAGGAAATTAACACTGCCTAAAGGATAGAT